TAGGCTCTCCGTGCTGACGCTGCCGAATGCAGAGTCTATTTTCTGTCCTATCTCGGTGGCAATCCTGCCGATGGATTGGAATTGCTGGACGACCTTCTCAGCGTCGCTCTGCAATTGTGAATCGTCTATGCCTATCGAGAATCCTTCTCTTCCGTTGTCGAAATCTGCCATTTTTTAAATGCTCCTTACGATGGTTTCTTCCTCATCGTCCTTGTCGTTGAAATTGTCGGGGTTGTTTGCGTCCTTGGACTCGTCCCATTCCTTGCCTCCTGCCTTGGTGTCCTCGTCATCGAATTGTGGGGTCGCTGCTGAGTAAAGGGTGAGGTTCGTCCAGCTGTAGTCGTATAGAACCTGTTCCGTTGTCACTCCGAGGTTCTTCGCCCAGCCTATGATGATTGCCCAGGGGCTGTCTGTTCCACTTCCTTTGTTGCCCTTAGAATGTTTGTTGCGCTTAGGGAAGTGGTAAGACCGAAAAAATCGCCCACTTGCATCTCCAGCAGCCGTTTGGTTATCGCCTCGTTCAGCGTCTGTGGGGATAGTTCCTCGAGGATTCGGTCTGCGATGTAGTCCACCTCGCTCTGTGTCTTCGCCTCTGTGATGAATCGGAACTTGCGCCAGCTCCATTTCTTGATCTGGGAAATCTTCACCCTGTGGTTCTCCCTTATGCGCTTGGCTCCGAGTACCAAGATGGCGGCTATCCTGCCCAATGCCTTGCAGTCCCTGGCGGTTCGCAGGGTCTCGTTGAGGATGCTCTTCGGGGCTTGGTTGATATCGGGCATGTTGTAGGTTTCCTCGCTGACCATCATGAGCGTGGCTGGTGTCGGTGCTGGTATCTCGTAGGTGCGTCCGTCTATCTCCAGCGATGTTGTCTTGCGCTGGAGGATGGTGTCCACCACCTGCTGTTCCAATGTCTTTTGTTCTTTGTCCATAGCTCTCTTGAATATGAAAGGGCAGGAGGGTGGCTTTGCGCTTTCCTCCTGCCCTTGGTTTGGAATATGGGATTATTTCAAAGCCTCCGTAGTCTTGAATCGGGAGTACCAGTAGTTCTGGTCTTCTCCTTTTTCATTTGGTGCCACACCTGTTGTCTTGAAGATGTTGTACGTGAGGGTGAGGGCGTTACCATTCTGTTCGTCAAGGGCTGGTGCTACCTTGATGCGGCAAAGCGGAGCCTTGATTCCTCTCGCTCCCTTGTTGTGTGGTGTAACCTTCAGACACTTGTCGCCTGGCACGATGTGGGTCTTCACCTTCTGCTCGCCATCAGCTTCCTTGTCTGCGATGCCGAGTCTCTCGTAAAGTTCAGGTGTCGGCTCGATGACGGTTGTCACGAGCTGGAGCGTGCCTTCGTTGTCTTCCTGTGCCACGACCTCCCCACCTGTAGCCTTCATCTGGAGCTGGTCTCCATCGCTGGCTGAGAGTTCGGTGCTTTGGTCTTTGATGACACCGACATCGGTGAGTTCTGTTGCAAATGCATCGTTCTCACCTGTGTCTCCAAACTCGACTTTGCACTTTCCCCATGACATGATAATCTTTCGGTTGGTGTCTGCCATGTCTTGTTTCTCCTTGTTATTTTAAATGTTTGCTAACTTAAAATGAATGCCGATGTTCAAAAAATGCTCACTCTTCCCTGGCACGGCAATCGTTGCCGTAGCTTGAAACAAATCGAAAATGTAGGCGGTGTCGGCTTCATTAAGTGTCTCGACCACCTTGTCGGTCATCTTCTCCAGCTCCATCAACCTTGCCTTGTCGGGGACGAGGCTCGTCCCTCCGTTGTCGATGTCGGGTACGTAAATATTGAGCCGTGCCCTGCCTTCCTGGATTTGCGCTGCCGTTACGTTGGAGACGGTAAGGACTGCGTCCTCGGTGTTCGCATCGAGTGGTCGCAGGTCGCTGGGGTAGAATGTCCCTGTTATCATACCTCCCATCAGTTCCTCGAGAGCTGCATACATCTCCAATTCGATTTGTGTCGTTCCTCTTGCCATAGTTAAGTTGCCTTGAATAATCGGTTGAGCATCGCCTTGATTTTGGCTTGCGCCATCTGCTCGCTTGTATCGAGAACGTCGAGGCTCATAGCTTCGACGTATTGGGCGTATGGCATTCCTGCCACCATAAGAAAAACGATGCCTTTCGTTGGTTGCTTGCTTGCCAGATCATGAAGAAAAGCCACGCCTTGCTTGGCTCCCTCCGTTCCGTCGCCCTTGTCTCCAGCCACGGCTTGCCATTCTCCCTCGTGTATAATATTGCCATTGTCGAGGATGCAGTAACCTATGGAACTGCAAAGGTTTCCTGTTTGGTTCAAGTACTTGTGTCCGCTTCTCGCCTGGGTCAGGCATTCCTCCCCGATGTAGAAAAGCTGGGCTATCAGTGCCAGTCTCCTTCGCTGTATCTCCTGGTTCATCCTGTTGCGGATGTCGTTTGCCGTGAAGTTGGGTTTTATAGGCATGGTCTTATTCTCCTCAGACGGTTATCTGCAATGCGTCCACAGCTTCGAGATAGGTGATGTCCTGCACCTCGAACTCTCCGAGGTCTGTGCCTCGGTTGTCGGTTAGCCTCACTCTTTTGGCGGTGAAGTCCTGCGGTTCGATTAGTACCTTGGCTGCAAATTGCGTGAACTTGCCGTCCTGGTATGTGCCTTGGTGGTCGCTCTTGTTCTTCGATATGTTGCAAGGGATTGGTTCTCCCTTGGTTTTGTCCACCTTCTGGGGGATGCCGTGAAGCATTCCCCCCTTGGTGGTATCGATAATGAAAAGAAAGCCATTTTGGATAATCATCAGAAATCCTCCCCGATGTAGCCGCATTGAACGTCGGTTCCTGCCTCCTCCTCTCCCAGCTCTGCGAGCAGGCTGTTCGATTTCTTGGCGAATCGTGAGCGTTCGTCCTCGCTGAACGTGTAGCTGATTCCACCCTGGGTGATGTTCGGTGCTTCGGCAAGGAAGGCGTAGGTCAGTGCCTTCGCCTTCTTGAACTCGTTGCTCGCTCTCATTTTCTTGGTGATTTCAGCCTCTGCGTCCAGCCCTGCCTCGTCGATGATGTTGTCAATCGTTGCGGCTGGTATGGGGTAGCTGCTCATTGCCTTGATTGCGTGTCTTGTCTTCATGCTGTCTCTCTGTTACGGGTTAGGCTGTCGCTGCCTCGCCATCTGCCCAGGTCTTGTTTGCCGTGTTGAGGAAAACAAGGGACTTGCGGTTGATGAGCGCAGGCTGCACGTATGCCTCTGCCAGCGTGGTCTCCGACTGAGGGTTCACCTCGCTGTATCGGGTGACCTTGAAGAAAGCTCCGTAAACCTGCAAAGCCGAGGTGTTCTGAACCATAGGTACGTTCTTGTAATAAGTCCATCCGAGCTGCTGGGTTGGCGAAAGTGTCACCACGTTCACGTTCCATGGCTTGATGGTCTCACGGCTTGCGTCCTTATGCTCGATGGTTACATAGGTGTCGAGGATGATGATGTGCGGATAGCCTCTCGATGGGTTCTCGTTGTAGGCGTTGATTTTCTCCAGCGTAATCATGTCGGCTGTAATCATCGATAGGTCGTTCACCTGTGGGTAGAGTCGCTTGGCGGTCTTCTTCTGTGCGATGAGCTGGTTGAACTTGGACTTCTCCATGAATGCATAGCGTGGCTTGGTGAGTCCCTGCTTTGCTATCATGTCTTGTGCGTTGGCGAGGTCGAGGAGTCCGTCTGCGTTCTCTTCGTCATCCCAGGTTACCGCCTCGATGGTTGTCTTGCCGTCCTTGCTCTTCTTGTTGGAGATTGATACTCCGATGAAGTTGGCTTTAGGAACATTGAAGTCGATGGTGTCCTGTGTCGCCATGTCGCCCTCAATCTTCGCTGGGAATGTCTGCACACCGCTGGATGCGATTCTCATGCAGTCCAGCTCCACCTTGTAGTCCATCGCCTTGCGGACAAAGGTCACGTCATCGTAAACCAAGTTAACGAGTTCCTGCTTCTCTTGCTGGTTCTCGGTTGCTGTGTTTGCGAGGGTCTGTGCGTCGAGGTATTCGTTAATCTCTACCTCGTCCTTGTCACGGCTGACTGCGTACTTGCTAAGTTTGCCGCTCCAGGTGCCGACCTTCTGGCGTGTCTTCTTTGGAGCCTTGGTGTTGAATGCGACTCTGTCCGCTGCCACAGGGATGCCCTCGTCTCCCTCCAAGCCCTTCAAGTCAAACTTTCGGGTGTACTTGAGTGGGAAGAGTGCAGCCCATGCGAGACCTGTTCCTGGTTGGAACTTGTTGACGGTCGCCTGCATTCCAGGTATGTCAATGTCAAATAATGGTGATTCCATTGATTCTTGTCTCCTTTTTTGTTAATGAATTAATCGAGCGTGATGCCCTTCATCAAATCCACGACCTCTGCTGCGACAGGTGCTGTCTCCTTTCGGAGGCTTGCGCCTCGAATCAGTCGAGCCTCAAAGTCGCCCTCTCCAGCCTTGACGAATGTGCCGAGGATGTATTCGGGCTTGTGGATTGGCGCAGCCGTTGCTGAGCTTCCGTCCGCTGCCTCGGCTGCTTGGAAGAGGACGGTGTCCTGGGCGATAGCCACGCCCAAGGTGACGGTCACTACGTCATAGTCCTGGCTGGTTTCGGTGTCCACCTTGGTGCAGGCGACACCTACCTTGCCATGGGCGATAACGTCTCCTTTCTTGATACCACTGCCCTTGGCTATCTTGATAGTGGTGTCAGCTGTCTTTACCTCTGTAATGAGGCGGTATCCCTTGATTGGGACAAAGAGTCCGCTTGCGTCCTGTCCCATTGCGAGACCCTTGTGCAAGTCGAACTCAGGGTTCTTGACGAGACCGCCTCCAGGCTTCTCCGTGACGATGGTCTCGAAGACGATAGGATCAGGTCGGTCTGCGTCCGTGTGCTTGAACATGCGGTTCATTGCTTTTTCCCTTTAAATGGTTAAACTTTGCTACTGCGCAGGAGGTGCTGGTGTCGCTGGTGCGCCCTGGGTGAGTCCGATGATGACTGGCGATGCTGCCTGCTGCTCTCTCACTGCCTCTGCGTTGAGGTATGCGGTAACGGCTGGGTCGGCTTGCTCGCCTGGCTTGCGTCGGGTACCACCGAGCGGTGGTGTGTTGGTTGCACCTGCTGCCTTCTCCGTCTTGATGTCATCCTCGATGAACGGCTTCTGGCTGTCGAGCCATCCGTTGAAGTCCTCATCGTCCTTGAATGACAGGCGGTCGTAGTTGCGCATGTAGCGTTCCTTCAATTTGTCGGATGCCCCTTCAAACAAAGCCTCGAACTGCTGCTTACGCTGATTGCCGAGCTTCTCGGACTTGAATCCGTTGAGCTCGTTGCGCAGCTGCTTGTTGTCTGCCTTAATCTCTTTGAGCATCTTCATCACCTCGCTGTCTTCCCCTCCTGTTGGCTGGTTTGTCGGGCTTGGTGTGGTCTTTGGTGCTGGTTCGTCGGTAGGCTTGCCGTCCTTCAACTTGTACTTTTTCTCGTAGTTGGTCACGGCTGTCTTCTGAGCCTCGTCAGCTCTTCGGTCGCCCTCGCTCTCCAGAATGGATTGGAAGGTCACCCCATCAACGACGGTTTTCACTTCCTCTTCCTTGGTTGTCGTCTCAGCCTTTTTCTTGGCTATCCGCTCTAAAATCTTGGCATCAACCCCAGGAAACTTGGTTTTGAGTGCCTTTAAAATCAATTCGAACATAAAATTATGCTTTGGTTATACAAATTTGTAACGCTGCAAAAATAGCTCTTTTTCTTAAAAGTGATTACAATATAATCATTTATTTAACGTAAATTAAAGCTAAATTCGCAAATTATAGGGATTTTCCCTTTGCAATCTCCGACTTTTTTCGTAAGTTTGCCGCAAAAAACTAAACTTTTATGAAAGTTTCAAAGACGATACGTAGCTTCGTTAGCGAGAACCTTGGTTCTGCTTATTCCGTCTCCTTTGTTGGGGAGAAGGAGGGGGAATCTTGCTATTGTGCAGCCGTTGCCAATAGCAAGACTGGCTTCCCTGTTGCTCTTGTCCTGTCTTCAAATGGGGAAATTACCGAGTTTAAAGGTTTTATCGCCCTTGATGTAATTTCAGCGTTTAAGGAAAATTGAAACGTATTTTAAATTAAGCAATTTGTCGCTGACCTTTATCGCTCCATCTTTCAAAATTGGGTCTTTCCTCATTTTTTCGCAAAGGTATTTAATGTCCTTTTCCTCGAATCCGCTTCCGTCGGAGTTGTCTTCCTGCGGCTCTATGTACTTAAGGCTTCCATCGTTGAATCGTTTAACGATTGTGCAATGTCCACCTCTTGGTTCCCAGCTAAGACCGACTTCGTATGTGCCTTCCTCTTTGCAAACTTCGTCGAAGTATTGGAGGTATCTTTGTTGCGTCATGTGCTTCCAGCCTGGATGTGCTCTTTGGAAGTCTTTAAAACTGGTTATGCTTACAGGCGAGCCGTCTTTCTCAGTCCATGTCTCCAGCCAATTATCGCCATGGCTTAAGTAATAAGACAAGTCTCCGATTTTCTGTGTATTGCCTTTTGCATGAATATTGAACCCCCATTCTCTCAGAGCGTAGGCTGGAGCACAAGTTTGGCAGTTTATATCGTATGGCTCGTGCTTGGCTTTGTTGTATAATGGGTTTTTGCTTACATGAATCTTTGTCCCAGACAATACCCATTTTGAGTTTTTATCCACAATGTATTCGTTCACATGCAATGGGTTTGCGCTCTGTTTGTCAGCTTCCTCGTAGGTCATAGGTCTTCCCTTTTTGATTCCGAGGCTCTTTTCTATGTCCCTCATATTTGCGATTTGTTCCTTGGTAAAGCTGCCCCATACCTGGGTATCCCATTCGTTCTGTGCCTTCACGCCTTTTTCAAACTTTGCAAACAAAGCCTCGACTTTTTCAACCGATGCGTTCATGCCAATAGCATTGCGCAGGGCTATCTGCCTCTTCGCCAATGCTGGAAGTGCCTGCCCTTGGCTGTAGGTGAGGGCTTTCATTAGCTTGTCGCATTTCTCGTCATAAATGTCGAGTTTTCTTTCCGTCCATGCGTCTTGGATGTCTGCCACCTGCTCCTTTGTTCTCGCAGCGTGTCTCTTGGCTGCGATTTCCTTTGCGGTTGGCTTCTTGATGATTGCTGGCTCATTTTTCTTTGCGCCTATCTTGTATTGCCCAAGGTTAAAGCCTCGTGGCAGGACAATTTCGTCCTCTGCGCCTCCAATGATCAGGCAGTGCGTACCCTTTGGTATGCGGTATGCGTACAGGTGCTTGGAGCCGTACATCTCGGACGAGAAGTGCTCTGCGATGGTGATTCGTGTTGTCGTGCTGGAGTATGCTGGGTTGATATCCGTTGGTGCGTGTTGGGTTCCTCGATAAACAACCATGTCCTTCTTCAGTGTGGTTCGGCTCATAATCTTGTCTATCTGCCCTTGCACCTCTCTTTGCTTTGCGTTGAGTGACTTTCCTGCACGCAGGGCTTCGTTCAGTTCCTCAAATCCCCATTGTCTGAAACTATCGACGGCATCTTCCTCAGCCTTGGTGCGCAGCTTCGTTGGCTTGAGGTTAGCTTTCTTCATCTCTGCATCGTATGCCTTGTCGAGCAAGTCACGATAGTGGTCTTGGTTCTGTTCCGTCCAGCCTTCTGTCTGTACGAGTTCCAATAGTTCCCTGTCGTTCTTGCTGATTCCCTTCCATTCGTCCGCTGGCTTGCTCTTAGGCGTAGCTGCGATGGTTCCATCTTTCTTGAAGGATTTCTCCACGCCTTCCCATCGCAGCCCCTTGGCTGGGTCTCCGTCCTTGAAGTTGTCCTTGATGAAGTAGGGCATGGACTTGGCTTTGGCTATTCGGCTCTCGTTGTCCTTCATCCACTTGGTGAACTCGGTTGGCATCTGCTCGACCTTGCCAGTGAATTGCCAATCGCTCACGTCTTCGCCAGCAATGAGAGTCTTGATGTATGCATCCATTTCCTCCTGCTTGGCGAGGATGGAAACTGCATAACATCTGCACCATGGATGCCATCCTGTGAACTTGAAGTCCTTTGGAAAGCGTTTTCCGTCGAATAGGTCGCAGATGTCCTCTGTCGGGTGGTTGTTGCTGATATGGATTTCGATACCGATAACAAAAGGGAGAGCCTGCCATCTGGTGTGGTCGGCTGTCCTGTATGCCATGTTGTTCTCGGTCGCTGTCATTCGGAGGGCGTTCTTGTAGCTGGAGCGGTAAACGCCACGCCCTGGGTGATATGCGGCAGCAGCCTTGGAGAGGCGCAAGGCTCCGCTCTTGTCTCGCACCCTTCTGAATAACTTGTTCGGTTCCTTTAGGTATTTGCGGATATCGCGACTCAGTTCTGCTGCGCTCTTCCCTTCGCCCATTCCGAGTTCGAGGGCGAGTTCCATTTCATCCTTGAACTGCTGGGTGAGGTTCCATACCCTCTTGCTGAGCCCCATCCCTGCCTCCTTGCGGTCTATGAAGGCGTTGAGTGCCTCCAAGTGTGGGTGCTTCCACGCCTGTACGGTCTGCTTTGGGAGCTTCGCCTTGCCGATGACCGATTCCACCATTGCGTCGTTCTTGGTGTTGGCGAGCGTCCAGCTTTCCTCGTCTCCATCCTCGATGTTCGTCTGTAGGCTGGAGTATAGGTCTTGCATGAGTGCGTCCATTTCCCTCTTTAAGGTTGGGAAGTCCTCGAAGTGGAACTCTTGCTCTTTGTCTGCGTCAAAAAGGGATGGCGCAGCCGCTTGCGTCAATCGCTTCACGGCTGCGTCGTATAGGCTGCTCACCTTCTTGGCTCTCTTGGCGAGGTTCTGCTTGTGCTTCTCGTCGTATGTTGCAATGGTGATTCTTGTTGGCATTGTTCAATCCTTTACATGGTTGGTTCGTTGGAGAAGGCATCGGCTGCTGCATTCTCCTCGTCTATGATTCTCTGCTCTTCCTCGTCCACCTCTTCCTCTGGCACGATGTTGATTTCTCGGATAGCGGTGCGTCTCGATACGATAGGCTTGCCTCCTGTTGCGTCGCTCATGTCCTTGATTTGCTGGCTTCGGTCATTGATTTGGAACGGAATTATTTTGTTCTCCACCACGAGGGTGTCGAAGGCTGTTGCGAGTTCGGGGAACATCTGCTTGCAGAAAGCTCGTATCACGTTCACCTCCCTGTCGAAGAACTCCAGCCAATCTCCCGACTCGTCCGTGACCTTCATCTGGCAATCAATGAAGAGCATCTTGCGTGCCTCTCCGCTCATTGGTGTCGCCTTCATCTGCTCCATGCTCATGTCGGGGAGCTGGAGGCTGGTGTGGATGTTGCGTCTGAGTTCCTCGGTTTGGAGCTTCAAAGCATCGGTTGCCTGGTTCCACGTTGCGTATTCCGCTTTGTCCTTCTGTCCGTATCGGAGGACGTTGCGCCCTGCGTTGTCATCGACAGGCTCCTGCTTCTTGTTCTTCGGTGCGGTCACCTGCTGGCTGTCCGAGTAGATTACCCAGGTTGGTCGGCTGTTCTTGCGCAGGTAGTTGCCCTGTCTGCTGACCGTCCACTCCAGCTCGTAGCCGTTGTCGCTCTGGTCTTCCCATATCGGGAGGTCTCGGTGGATGTAGATGCCTGCAATCTTTCCGATGTTGATAGGCTCTGGCTCCATGTCTTCCTCCCATCCGTTGCCGTCCCTGCTGACCCAGCGGTAATGGAAGGCATCGGTGTAGGTGTCGAAGTAGGTGAGCTGCTCCATTCCCTTCTTTCGGCTGTATTGGACGCTGAGAGCTATCATGTCATCGTATTCATCGAAAAGTGGGTACAGGATGTCTCCGTCCATCGGGGAGAAGACCCTGCAGCGGAGCTTTAGCTTGCTCTTGTGCCCTGCGTAGATGGTGTCCTGCTCCTGGGCAAACCAAATTGTCACCATCTCGCAGCTTGCAAAGAGCTTGTGCGCTCGCTTTAGGTTCAGCGCATTGATTCGGTTGCGCTTGAAGATTGCCTCCATGATGTCTGCAGCCTGCTTCTCATCATCCGTCTTGGTGGTGTACTTTCTCTTCGTTGGGATTGTGAACATGAGTTCCTTCATTCGCTTCACCGCCTGCTTCTGTATGCTGTAGGTGATTCTGGTCATCTTCTCCACCTTGCCCTTGCGCACCTTGTCTCGGTAGTGGCGGTCGGTGTACACTGGGTGTTTCTTTGGCTCGTACTCCTTGCGCAAGTTCCCCCAAGGGATGACATCGAGGCTCTTCTGCTTCAAGTCGTCGATGATTTGCGCTGGCATTCTGTTCTGTCTGTCGATAATCTCTTTGATGTCTGGCATTGTTTGATTCTCCTTATGCTTGGTGTTGTTAATAAATCTCATCCTCGATTTCTTCCTCTTCCTCGTCGGTGATCTGGGCGCAGGTAATCAATCCGAAACGCTCCACCACGCCTGTCGTGCAGTCGGGCGCATCGTCGTGCTCGTTTCCTCCCTCCTTGCGGTAGGATGTCATTGCGTTGTGGTAATGTGGGAACAATAACTCCCATCCTGCTGGGAAGAAGACCATGTTCATCACCTTCGAGCTGTTGATGAAGATTCGTGTCTGCTTGTTGGCGGTCTGGGCGAGGTCAATGAAGACCATTATCCAATTTCCAAGGGTGCGGACGAGCTTCTCCACGTTCCTTCTGAACCCTCGACCTCCGTTGTTGCTCTCTACCACGACCTCCTCGGTTTGGTTCCTCACCAGCATCCTCGCCACGGCTGGCTCCGTGAACTCCATGCTCTTGTTGGTGAATAGGATGTCGGTGACGTAGCATCCGCTCTCGTACTCGTCGTAGCAAATGGCGCAGAGCCAGTCGGCTCCTGTGTCTGCTGTGTCGATGTAGCACTTGCGCCTTGGCAGGTGCGCCTCTATCGGGAGGGTGTCGTATGTCTTGAAGTGGGAGTACATCAAACCCTCGATAGGTGTCGGGTTCTGCATGTACTGCGTCTCGAAGACAAAGGAGTTGGCGAGGCGTATCTTCTCCAATTCCTGCAGCGTGTGCTTGAACGCCCATAGTGGCATTCGGTTTCCTTCCTCGTCCGTGGTGATGCACGGAAGGCTGACCACCGTCCAATCGTCAGGCTCAATCTCTTGCAGGTAGCCGCATAGGTCGTGCTCGTGCAGTCTTTGCATGATGATGATGATTGGCGTGTTGCGGCTGTTCACTCGGTTTCGAATGGTTGTCTCGAATCGTCGGTTCACTCGCTCACGCACCACGTCGCTCAGTGCGTCCTCTGGCTTTATCGGGTCGTCGATGATGATGGCTCCTGCGAATCTGTAGGGGAGCGGATTGCCCTGCTCGTCCACTCTGTCCACCTCTCCTGCTCCGAAACCTGTAATCTGTCCGAGCGTGGAGGTTGCGTAAACTCCACCGCCTTGCTCCGTGTCCCATTGTGCCTTGGTGTCGCTTCCGTATTTCACCCTGGTCTCAAACATGCGCTGGTATGCCTCGCAGTTCACGATGTCCTTTATCGCTATGGAGTTGTCCACAGCGAGGTCGCTGGAGTAGGACAGGTGTATGAAGTTGGAGGCTGGGTTGATGGCGAGTCCCATCGCTATGAAGTTCTTCACCGCCAGCTCCGTCTTTCCGTAGCGTGGGGCGATGTTAATGATGAGCTTGTTGATTTCGCCCTTGAGCACCCTGTCGAGTGCGTCGCAGACGGTCTTGTGGTGATGCCCGACAATGAACCGCTTTCCTCCGTTCTCCTTGAAGAAGTACCTGGTGAAGTTGAGGGGATTCTGCAACACCCACATCTTTTGCAGTTCGGTGTCGTTCATCATCTCAGTATTCCTCCTCCAGCTTCTTCAAGTACTCGATTTGCTCCTCCCTGGTGAGTGGGCGACCCTGCTCTATAGGCTTTCCCCCTGTGGTAATGTCCACCTTCTGCTGTGGCTTGCCGTATTGCCTGTCCATGAGCCTGTCCATGGTGGTTGTCTTGCCGTTCTTCATGTCGATGATTGCTGCCATCGCCAATGTCTTAGCGTAGGCTGGGGTATCGTCTGCCTTCGCCAGCAATTGGAGGTCTGCGAGTTCCAGGACGAGGATGCTCTTCTCGATGGTGTTTATCTCGTCGAGGGTCAGTGCCTCGCTCTTCTTTAGCTTGCTCTTTGGGAGTACCTGCTTCAAGAGAGCCTTGACCCTGTCCTTCTTCTTGCCCCTTGGGTTGCCGCTCTGCCCCTTCTGCCACTTGTGGCTCTCGATGTTTGCGAGCTGACTTTCCGTCATTGTCTCTTTTCCTCTTGGCATGGCTTATCCCTCCTTCTTCGCTTTCGTCTTGGTCGCTGGCTTGTCTGCTGGCTGCTCTGGGTCGAGGATGTTGCGGACGAGTACTGCCTTCGTTCCTGTCATCTCCTCCCATCGCTTTATGATTACGTCCACGTAGATTGGCTCGAACTCCACCATACGGCAGCACCTGCCGAGCTGCTCTGCTGCAATGAGCGTGGTACCGCTGCCTCCGAATATGTCGAGGACGATGTCCTTGCGCCTGCTGCTGTTGCTGATGAGCTTGCCGATAAGAGGCACGGGCTTCATCGTAGGGTGGTCTGGGTTCTTCTTCGGCTTGTCGCAGTCTATGACGCTTGTCGGTGTCTCTCCCTCGAATATCTGCGTGAGGAGGTCTTTCATCTCTGCCTTGCTCAGCTTCTCGATGTCCAGCTTCTTCTCGATGACCGTGGTGAGGTTTCGCTTGTCGGTGAAGTAATGGGCGGCTCCGTCCTTCCATCCATAAAGGCACGGCTCGTGCTTCCATTGGTAGTCCTGCCTGCCGAGGACGAGGCTGTTTTTGTTCCAGATCAAGCATTGGCGTGTCTCCCAGCCGATGTTCTTCACGGCTGTTCGGAAGTTGAAGCCTTGCGAGTCTGCGTGCCAAATGTAGAAGGCTGCGCCTGGCTTCATGCTGTCGCTTGCGTTCTGCAAGGTGTCGGTGAGGAACGCCACGAAGTTCTCATCAGCCATGTGGTCGTTTGCGATTTTCATCTTGCCCTTGGCTTGGTAGTCCACGTTGTATGGTGGGTCGGTTACGAGGAGGTCTGCCTGTTCCTCTCCCATGAGGGCATCGAGATATTCTCCCTTGGTGCTGTCTCCGCAAATGAGGCGGTGGTTTCCGAGTCTGTAGAGGTCGCCTGTCCTGCTGGTTGCCTTCTTCGGGGTGTTCGCCTGCACGTCGTAGCCATCGTCCTTCGCCTCTTCCTCTTCCTCTGGTTCCTGGATATCGGGGATGTCAATGGCTGCAGCCTCTATCTCTTCGATGTTCCAATCGTTGAGGAGTGCATCGAAGTCGGTTTCTCCAAAGCTGGAGTTATCCTTCAGCACGATGCGACGCATCTTGTCCATCGGGAAGTCGTGGGGCAGAATCTTGCACGGAGCCGTCTTGTACTTGAGCTTCGTGAGTGCCTGGTATCTCATGTTTCCTCCGATGATGACGTAGCCTCGCTCGTCCTGGGTGTCGTACACGATGAGTTCTCGCAAGTCCAGCATCTCTGGGTCGTCCTTGATGGACTGCACCAGCTTCTTGAACTTGGGGTCTCGTATTCGTCGTGGGTTCTTTGGCAGTCCCTCGACCTGTCCGTCATTTGGGTGGAGCACCGCCAGCTCCATCTCCTTTCGTTGTATTCCTTTCTGCATTTTCTGTGTCCTTGGTTATTAAGCAGCCAAGGCGAGCCCTTCGTGAAGGCTCGCCTCTCTTGCTTGGTTTGTTACGCTAAAATGGTGCTGCACCACCGCCTCCTGGCGAAAATGGCAGGACGCTGCTGGCTCTTCTTGAAGCCCTGGTGCTGGAGTGGAGCTTTGAGCCTCCGCCTCCGTGTGATTCTGAACCGCTACTCATTGCTTGTTCTCCTTTTGCTTTTTGTTATTGAATACCATTCTCGTGAAGTAATCCCACGCCTTGCTGTTGCGTATCGGCTTGCGTATGGTTGCGTACTTGTCGAGAATCCTGTTGAAGTGCTCGTCGTAGAAATCATAAAGCTCTGGGTTCTCCTCCATGGTGAACTGCTCGATGTTTCCGCTGGAGCGGAGGTTGGCGGAGCCGTGGAGGACAATCTTGCGCCCACCTAATGTCTCGAAGTTCACGGTCTTGGTGTGGACTCCTGCCACCGCCAGCTGGAATCTGTCGCCAATGTCGAGCTGCTTGTAGATGTAGGGAATGAGGCTGCTTCGCTCGTTGCCCCAAAAGTAAACCGAGATTATGAGGTTCAGTTCCTCGATGTAGCCCTTCTCCATGAGCGTGTGGAGGCTGTCCACGTTGTTCTGGCTCATGGAGAGCGTGCTGATGGTCATCCTCTTGGCGCAGGCGTTCTGTGTCGTTAGGTATGCCTCGATGAAGTCCCCGAATATGAAGGAGCCGCTCACGAAGGCATCGAAACGCTCACCGAATCCAAGGCGCAGCTCCCTCGCCATCTTCTGTGCGTTGTCATAAAGCACGAAGTCTTCCCTCATCGGCACAACCTTTGGCAGAGTGTACCTCGTTTCCTCCGTTTCGTCCGATGGCAAGAACTCCATGAGGTCGAGGTCTATGTCGGGTAGCTCGAAGTTGCCGATGTCGCCCAGGAAGTCCTGCTCCTGTGCAATGGCTTCCTGTTCCTGTTCTGTGTTGTTGTATCTTCTTCTCATGTCGCAAAAATACGGCTTTCTGATTATATTGTAAACACTTTAGGCAAAAAATTAACATTTTTCAGCCTATTTCCTTGCAAAAATCGACTTTTTCGCTGAAGGTTTCCCTCTGAGCGTGTCGCTGGTGATGCGCATCGGAAGCTCTGCGTAGTCCCAGGCGAGGAGGGCTGCGTCTCGCCCCTCTTGGTTGAGCCTGCCCAGCTTTTGTAAAGTTATTTCCTCGATTTCCTCCTTGGTTATCTTTCGGTCGGCTCCGTGCCAGCACTTAGGGAGCGGTCTCTTGAACTCGTAGGGGATGCCCCAGTGCTCCATCATCTGCCCGATGGTTCGGCTGACCTGTTCGTTGCGTCCCTGGTCAACTCCGAGACTGGCTATTCCTTGCTTTCCCTGCCATCGCTTGATGTGGTAGTTGCCGTGGTTCATCCATCCTGCCTCGATGACGACCTTGAAGTCCCATTTGTCAATTTCTGCGAATTGGTGGTATTTTTCCTTGATGAAGTCGAGGAGGCTGGGGAAGGTGAGCATCTGGACTTGGAGCTTGTGCGTGCTCATGTCGAGCATTGCGATGCCGTTTCTGTCTGTATCTGGGTCTATTCCGATGATTATTTGCTCTCTGTGGCTCATTTTCGTGCCTCCTGCTGCGTTTTTGTTTCGTTGCTTGGTGTTTCCTCGTTCGATGTTGTCTCGTGACTCTGTGTGGCTTCATTTTGGCTCACAGCCTCATTTTCCTCTGGCACGGCTATCTTCACCTCGTAAAGCAGCCACGCAATGTATATGATTCCAGCGAGGATGCAGGCTGTTGATATGGCTGCGTCCGTGAATGTAATCTGAATCGTCATTTTGCTTGTCTCGTTCTTTTGTTTGTTGTTTTACTTGGCTCTTGCTCGCTTATGCGTGCGCCTGCCTGTATGCGTGTATGTGTGTGCGCCCTATGTGTGGGTGTATGCGCACCCCCTCCCAAACCCTCCCCCTCATTCGAGGCTGTGGCTCTCAGTGGTAGCCGTGCTTGGTGTTCGGGCGGCTTCTTATTCGGTTCCAGATCCAAGTGTTGCCCTTTGGCTGGCGGCTCTTGCGCTTGGCTGTCGCTGCCTGGCTTCTCTTGCTGGAGTGGTGGAGGTGGAGCTTGTGTTGCTCCCTCGTTTCCTCTCGGATGTCTGGGTCTATGTAGTATTCGATGTTGTAGCGATTGCAGTAATCGTCAATATCGAACTTAGGCACGTCCTGCGGTTGTTGCGCCTGGTAGTATTCGAGAACCGCTTCGATTTCCTCCCTTGCGATTCCGTGTGCGATTGCAAGTTTTTCGATAGCCTCGCTCAAATTTATTTTTTCCATGTGACTTTCTGTTTCTTGTCTGTTATGCTGTCGCAGGAAGGGTTGCCGTTGAATATCGGCTTGCCTGTCTTGCCGCAGACCCATGTGTTGATGCTCTCGTATGCGTGACCGCATCGGGCGCATTGCGTTCCCTGCGGTCTTTGTCCTGTTCCGCTCATCGTCTCGTTATTCCTCTGAGGTTGGTTTCCATGCGCTCGATGTCGTATCTGCTGTGTGGGTAGAGTGCCTTGAGCTTCCACGCTCTGTTGTGGTATGGAGGCTTGTCTTGGCTCACCTCGATGTTGCATACCTTGCCTGTCCCCTTGTCAATGACTGCGAGGAGGTGGGCTTCTTTCGGACGCTGTGGCTTGACTTCCGTCTGCTTCAACCATTTCAAGTAATTCAAGTGTTCGCTCATTCTTTTGTCTCCTTGGGCTTCTTGCCCTTTTTCTTCGGTTTGATGTCTATCTCCACGAGCTCGTCTTGGTCGGCTGGCTTCTGCACCGCCTTGAATGGTGTCATGTGGCAGGTCTCCTGGACTTGCATCACTTGCTCATAAAGGATGAACATCTTGTCGGTGTTCTTGCGAGCCAGCTTGTTGGCTTGGATTGCAGCGATTCCCTTCTTGGCGATGTCCTGCTTGATGATTTTGCTCGTCTCATCCTCGCCCATCTCTGCGATGGCGTACAGGGTTCTCGCTTCACCCTTTGGCTCTGGCTCCATGAACTGCTCCTGGATTCTGAGCACTCCCTTCTTCAAGCTGCCTATGATGTCTTCCATTATGGCTTTGCCTTCCAGCTTCTGCTCGTCCCCTGGCTTCCAAACCTTGGGGATTCCCTCCCATCGGGTGATGCGGTCATAGAGTGCGTCCACGTCCTGGGTGTAGGTTTCCTCGATTCCCTCGCTGTGGTTCTGCACCAGATCATGCATCACGTTGAAGAACGAATCCTCGGATTTCTGTAGGGAGTTGATGGCTGGCTGCACGCCCTTCATGTAAAGTCCCCATTTCTCGATGATGTTCTCCATCTCTGCGAATAGGAGGCTCTGCACGCTGTGGAGGTGGTAGAAGGTGGCGGTGATGAAGCCGAGCCTTCTCACGATGCCTGCGTGTTGCGCCACTCCTATCGGGGTGTTGATTAGCTCTCGTTCCTCTGCCGTCATCTCGTTGTTCCAATAATCACGCACCGCCTTCGGGGCGACGAGCTGCTGTGGTTGTTGTGCAAGTGGATTCTGTTGCTTTCTTGGCTGTGCGCTCCACTTGTTGCGCTTCTTCTTTCTTCCCATATTCCGTGTTGCTTAATGTGTTTGTTTGAATTTCTTTTTCTCCCAGCGGCTTGCAAGGCTTACCGCCTTTTGGATTCTTGCGTCCCCTCTGCTGCCCAACATCTGCGCTACCCAGTTGCATGGGTGGACGCATTGGTTGTATCTGTCCCATCGGTGAATCCAATAAAAGCTTATCTTGTGGAGCGGCAGGTCGTTCTCTGGCTGCTGGCGCAGAATCTTCTTTGCTTGTCTTTCCTTCATTATCGCACCTCCTTTCCGTTCACCTTCATCACGTTCGACTCGTGGATGTATCGGTGGAGGCTCACCTTGGACGGCATTCCGTCCTTTAGGCAGGTCTTGCCGAGGAAGATTCGGGACGTTGTTCCGTCCTTCTCGGTTGCCGTCTCTATGTTCTCCACCTTGATTGCCCTTCCGTCCAGCCGTGCCTGGATAATGTCCCCGACCTTGATTTCGGCTGTCGTTGCGTACTCGATTTTCTTAGCCATTGTCTTGTTTCTTTCGTTGGTTCTCCAATTCCTGCAGTATTGCGTCCGTGGTTTTGACCACCATGTTCGCCAGCGGCTTGTAATCGGTGCAAATGTACTCTGGGTTGGAGCAGTACCCGATTGTCGCTGCGAGGATGAGCTGCTTTCTGAACTCGGAGCGTGCGTCATCAATCACTATCACGTTCTGCTTCATGCTGTCCTCCTTCCTGATGTTGGTCATTGGCGAGTTCGTTCTGCAATGCGATGATGTCCGCTGTCAGCTCTCCCCATGACTGGGTGCTGTGCTTTCGTGTGTCCACGTGGTCTTTCGCCACCTGGCAGATGATAGCTGCCATTCCTCTGTCGTTCTTTGCGGTGGTGTAGAGGAGATTGACGAGGTCTTTCTTCGTTCCCTTCCATCCGATGCTGACCTTGTTGTCCGCAGTCTTGGTGATGGCGATGTACGCCTCTCCCTGCTTGGTTCTTGTGTTCGCCTGGAACTTGCGCAGCTGCTTCACTGAGTGGAGCTTCACTGCCTTACTTGCTTCGATTTTCATTTTCTTGTTGGTTTTGAATTGTTTCTATTGCTCTGAATATCTCGTATGCGACCTGCGGCACCCATGCGTTGCCGTATGCCTTTATGCTTTCCTGTCTCCACTTTCCGAAAGAAACGGATAGGTCGTCCATCCGAAAGGGAAGCCCATCATCTCCTCTACGAATAGTGGGTTCAGTTGTGGGGAAGCCTTCGAATCCCCTGTTTGCTCCTCGTTCAATCGGGTTATGAAGTCTGGCAGCATCTCTCCCCATCGGGTGAACTGCCCCTTGCGCCTTCTCGTCGTGGTGATGGTGTTGCCCTTGTAGTCCCTTGCCGATGGTGTCGGCATCAATCCGTTCACCGCAAGTGCCGTGAGGCTCCGTCCCATCTGGCTGTTCGGGTTGAGCTTGTGGGTGTACTTCGTCGCCTCCACTGCGTTCGGTGTGGGGAGGAGTCCCATTCTCGCTGCCTTGGCTATGGTGGGTCTCTCCTTTGCCCCTGGCGATGGGCTTCTGTTCATCCGTCCGCTCCCTTTGTCCGTAGCAGTTGGTGTCGGCAGCAGTTCCGTCGGGTAGAACTCCGTCTTGCCCTCCTTGCTGCATCGCTTCAATCCCTGCGTCTGTACGGTGGGCAACAATCCAGATCCTGTCTCTTCTGTGGGGTGCTCCGACACTGCAAGCTGGTATAAGGAGCGGCTGGACTTCGTATCCTGCGTCCTCGATGTCTTGGCAGATTCTGTCAAGGGTGAACCTGCTTTCAGTTTGGTATAGGTCTCTCGCCTCGAATAAATCGGGCGTGTGACCCATGTAAGTCGTTTCACTGGACTCCACCATCGTTGTGATTCCAGCAACATTCTCACCAATGACCCAAGTGGGGTGGATTTCCTTGATTGCCCTATGCATCTCTTGCCAGAGGTAGCGGTTGTCCTTCTCTCCCTTTCTTCTTCCTGCGAGGGAGAAAGGCTGGCAGGGGAACCCTCCTGTGAGAACATCGATTTTGCCCCCCCATTTGATAAAATCTGTCTTTGTGATGTCTTCATAACTTTCTGCGTTTGGAAACCAAAAATCTAAAACCTTGCGAGGGAACTCCTGTATCTCGCAGTGGAAGACGTTGCGCCATCCCATCCAGGCGGCTGCGACCTCTGCGCCACCGATACCCGAGAAGAGGCTGGCGTGCGTCATCATGGGTTGCCTCCTTTCCCTTTGAAGAGTGTCATCTCCTCCCAATCCTTGCCGTTGTAGGTGACGAGTCTCTTGGTGATGTTGGCGACCATCATTCCTGGGCAGTACTGCGTCCCCATGTCAAAGCCCTCGAAGATGTGGCTCGTGATGCTTCCGTCCACGTCCTGGTATTGCACGAGGTATGTTTCCTTCCTTGCCATGATTTCCTGCACCCTCGCTATCTCGTTGTCGATTTCCTTCTCCAGCCTCTTGCTGTTCACGAGGGCGGTCTTTCGCTCCTCGCTGCTTGGTCGGCTGTTGAAGAACGCCTTCTGCTGGGTTCGCATCTGGGCGACCTTGTCGAAGAATTCCTTGTTGTCCATGTGCGCCTCCTTCCTAAACCGCAGCTGTGGCTGCTCTCTTGTCGATGTACTCCTGGCGGACGCTGCAAAGTTGCTCCTCGCAGCTCTGAATGTTGTCTGCCGTCACTCTCTGCACTGGGATTCCGTCGATGATGAGGGCGGTGTATGTCGCTCCCTTGCTGTCGGTGTAGTCCCCGATGCAATTTTTGGTGTTAGCCTCGTGGCGTGTCTGTGCCTCCTGGCTACGCTGGCTTGCCTTGCGGTATGCCTCTATTGGGTTCCAAATCTTCATCATAAGTCCTTCAGCTCCTCCTTCTGCTTGTTAATCTCGATGTTGATGACATTCAAGACGTTCATCTTGACCTCCTTTGGCAGGATGATGCAAACTCCCTGCTGCTCTCCGCTTGGTGTCTGCTTCTTTGGTGTAGCCACCAGCACGTGGCTCTCGCTGTCTGCCAATAACTTTCTTGCGTCCTCCAATTTTGGGAGGCTCTCCGCAATCTCATGGATGCGTTCTAAATTCTTGATGCTTGCCATTTTCTTGTTGTTTTATCTGTTTGTATTTTTGCTCGGTGCGCCTGTCTTCCTCGATGGTGTTCATCTCGTATTCAGCCTGCACCTGTTTGATGATATCCCATTCCTCACGACTCATGATGTTCGGGTTGTGGGCATCCTGCCATTCCTTGCACTCCTGCTGCGTCCGCTCCCTCTTGGCGTATGCCTCGTTGCGCTCTCTGACGAACTCGTTCAGTCCCTTCATGATTGCTATTGGGTCAACGCTGCCGTAGAACTTGTCGTAGCTGCCCTTCTTGAACCTTCGGCAAAAAAGCATTATCTCCGCCATGTTCAAGAATCCGTAGTCGTCGGTGATGAGCTGGATGATCTGGTCGAGCTGCCTGTCCGTTATCTTGTCCCTGGCTCCGCTGAACTCGGAGAGGTCTGCGATTTGGTATGCCAGCCACTCCTGTGCCGTTCCGAATCCATAGCCGATGTTCACGTTCCAAAGTGTCGGGGCGTTTTGAAAAAAGCACCGCTCTGGGTCTTTCGTGAGCTCCATCTGCCTGTCAACGTGGAAGGTCTGCAGCAGGCTATCCCTCGTGTCCCATCGCTGTCGCATCTCCATCAGCTGTCTGCCTCCACTTGCTGGCAATGCCTGCGTAGCCTTCGATGCGCTCACGCTGTTCTTGCGCTCGCTGCTGGTTTCGATTATCTGTCCGACCGCCTTGGGTCTCTGCCATTGGTGTGCCATATCTGCCTCCTGGTGTTATTGCCGTTGGTGTTGGTGTCTGCTCGTCGTAGTAGCCGTCCAGCACCTTCGGGAAGTTGTTGGGTCTGAATATCCACTCGAAGTTGGCGACCCATGCCCTGCCTCCGCTGCCGTTGAGAAATCCGCTGCGTGCTGCCTTTATCATGACCCTGTACGCTGCGGTGATTCCGTACTCTCGCACCCTCGCCTCGAAGAATGCCCTGCGCTGCCCTGCAATCTTGCCCTTGAGCGATGGTATCTTCTTCTGCTCCATGAGTCGGTTGAACTGCTGGCGCACCTTCTCGAAGTCTATCTTGCTTTCCTTTTGGGTTTGGCTCGCTTCGTTTTTCGCCTCCTGCGCTGGTGCAGATGCAGCGTCAGAACTTGTTTCTGACGTAGCACCTTTAGGTGCTTTAATAATAGAAGCTTTAGCTTCTTTAATAACTTTTATATTAGTTATTTCTATTTCATTTTCATTTGGTGCTTTTGGTGACGTTTGTTCACGTTCGTGTACGTTCGTGCTCTTTGGTGCTTTTGGTTCACGTTCTGCACGCTCTTCTTTCTTCTCCCTTGCCTCCTTTCTCTTCTGTTCCCTTGCCTTGGCTATCTGTCTGTTGCGCTCGCATTTAGCCTCGTACTTGTCGTAGTTGCGGTCGATGTTCGCTTGTATGTTCTTGAACAGGCAGCGCATTGCTCTGTCTTCCGTCTCGAACTCCTCGCCCCTGTTTGCGTAGGCGAGCAATCCTTTCAGAATCTTTCCAGCCTCTTCATCGGAGAAGTCCTCCAGCATCCTCTCGGTGTCCTGTGCGTCAATGACGAAGGCTCTAATCTTTTCGTTCCTGCTCATGCTTTCTTGTTTGTATGGTAATCACTTTCGGGAGCCGCTCTGTGGCGACTCCCTCGGTGGTTGGTGTTGTTACTGCTCGATGATTACGATTGTCGGGGCTGCGTCCTTGATTCTGTCGATGACTGCGTCCATGTGCATATCTCGTTGCTGAACCACGATGTCGTGAGCCTCTGGGCTGACAAGGGTGCAGGAGAGGTCGTTCGGGTTGATTTCAACCTCTACCTGGATGGTTTCCTTTCTCATGCCCTTGAAGATTGGGAGTTGAATCTTGAAGTCCTTCGGCAGGTTGCTCTCCACGAACTGCGATTTGAGGATGCGCTGATTGCCTCGTTTGTCATCGCTCAGCTCCAGCTCCTTGTCTATCTTCGCCTTGAAGTTGCGGAGCTCGCTGACCAGCTTCATCGCCTCCTGCTGTGTCTCGAAGTAGGAGCGGAGCTGCTTGATGCGGTCTGACATGTCGAAGCAGGACATATACTCACCTGTGTTGATTCCAAACTCCTGCATCTCGCTGGAGAGGGTGAGCGTTCCTGTGACCTGATCGCTGTATGCGCTGTTCTCGTCAATGTTCAGCGTGATGCTCATCTTGTCTCTGTCCACGAGGACGTGTGCGTCTGTCTGGGCGATGCCATCCTTGCGCTTCTCTACCCAGCGTGCTGGTGCGTCGATGGTTCCGTCTATGCTTACTGCCTTTGGCTCCTTGAGTGGGAGGGCTTCTCCGAATCGGATGCAGTATCCTCCATTTTTCTCGTTCAACTCCTGGATTTTCTCGATTGCAGCCTTGGTTGCTGCGCTTTGCTCTTCTTTTGTCATTTTGAAATTCTTTTGAATGTGAAACTTATGTTACTTGTCATCTGTGCCTGTCTTCTGTGCCGTCATCTTGAAGAGGCGAGGCTGAAGCTCGTCTTGGCGTGCGGCTCTGTCATAGACCAGCAGTCCGTCGCTGTTGTAATACCCGACATGGCGTGTCTGCTCGTCCACCATCTTGTAGCAGTTCTCGTTCACATACTCGCTCTTGCTCTTGAGCTTGTCTGCCACCTCCTTGATGGTATTCTTGTATCCTTTGATTTCCTCGTTAAGCATCTGGGTCTGCGCCTTCTTCTGTTCCTCCAGCTCCAGCTTCTTGATGCTTGCGTCCGCAAGGGTTTCCTTCAACTTCTCGACTTGGTCTCGGAATCGGCTTGCTGTAGCCCATCTTCTCGATTGCGTCTGCGTTGTCTTTCAGAAACTGCTCACGTTCCTGTGGGTCGGTGTATTCCTGTCCTATGAATTTCTCCATGACTGAACCTCCTTTCCTGTTGTGTAGTTAGCCCATAACTCCGTGAACTGCTTTCCGCTGTAGATAGCCAGCTCTTCTGTCTTGTGTGCAAGCCGAGCCGAGAGGTGCGCAGACGCATACGACCCGGCGTAGCCCGAGTTCGCAGACGCGAGACCGCAATTCGCACCGAAGTCCGAGGCGCCGCCACCACGCCACAGCTGTAGGTTGTGCTCGTCCTTCCACTCATCATCCTTCTGCTCGATTTCCGCCTTGGTGTAAAGAATGCAGTAAGGGTAGTATCTGTACTCGTCCTCCTTGAACTCTGGCTCCCATCCCTCGTTGAGTGCTGCGGTGATAATGCGGAGCTTCTGGTATGCCACTTCGTCCAGCATGGTGATTCCTGCGTCCTGCCATTGCTGCTGGATTGCCTCTGCGTCGATGCCCAGCTCCTTGCAGGCATCCTCGAAGGTCTTTACTCGTTCTGTGACTGGTTTCTTCTCCTTGGCTTCCTCGTTGTCCACGAGTTTCAAAAAGCCATCCACCCATTCGGCTTTCTTGCCTGCTGGGACTGCGATTTTGATAATCTGTTCCTTTTCCATTTTTATTTAAATTTGAATGTTCTTGTTGTAGTCCAGCTCCATTCCTGGTGCTGCGGCTCTTGTTTTCTTTCCTGTCGCCCTGCGTACCTTGGTGATGAACTCCTTCTCGTTGCTGTTGCCGTCCGAGAGGTGTATCAGCAGGATGTCCCTCGTTGCCGTGAGGTCTTGTCGCTTCAAGATACCGATGGCGTTGTCTATGCTCATGTGGCTCGTTATCACCCTTCGTCTGAGTGCTGCTGGCACCCTTCCGTTGATCACGTTGTCATCGAGTATCTCATCGCTGTAGTTCGCCTCTGCCATCCAGTGCGTGATGTTCGGGAAGTTGTAGGGCATTGCGTAGGTGTCCGTGAAGAACAGGATGCGCCCTGTCTCCTGGTGCTCTATGAGGTACCCGACGCATGGCACGTCGTGCTTGACCTCGAAGGGCAGAATCTTGAAGCCTCCGTAGATGTAGCCGTTGCCCATCTTTATCGGGGTGCTTGTCACTGCCCTCAGTTCCTTGGCTTCGATGACCGAGGGGAGAGCCAGCAGCGGTATTCCTGCCTTCTCGTATTCGGCTGCGTGTCCTGCGTGGTCGTTGTGGCGGTGGCTGATGATGCAAACCTTCACCTTTGCCGTGTTCCATCCGAGTGCCTTCTTGACCTCCGAGAGCTTCACGCCTGCCTCTATGATGATTGCCTCGCTTTCGTTCTGCAAGACGTAGCAGTTTCCCTTGCTGCTGCTTCCGAGGATTGTCATTTTCATCGCTCTTCCCTCCTGTCATTTAGATTGGGCATGCCCTTCCGCTTGCGGCTGGCTGCTCACCAGATCCTGCTGGTATTGCCTCTGCCTCTGGCTGATTGCTGACGTTCATGTCGATGTAGTTTGTCTTCGCCTCGATGCCCTTCGGTGCTTGCTCATCGTCGTGAAGTTCCACGGCTTCCGCCTCGGCTACCTGTCTGTTCTGTGCTGCGTCTCGCTCTGCGGTTGCCTCGTCCCTGCGGTTGTCATCGTCATCGTCAGCAAAGTCTGCCTGGCTGTCGAGCGCAATCTTGCAGGCTCTTGCCATTACGGTCTTCTTGCACATCTGGTCGGTGAAGTTGGTGTGTGCACCGCTGGTTCCCTTGGCAGCTCCCTGCATCCACGACTTCTTGATCTGGTCGAGCGTCATAATCTCCATGTGGCGTGTCTTGTCCTTGTTGACCACGATGGCGTATGCAGCCTTAATCTTGGTGATGTCGAGGTTGTCAAGGTTCGGCACGTGTTTCACGAGTTGGTATTGTCCCAGCTCGTCGATGGTGTAGACGAACTCGTCGCCCTGGTACACCACCTGTGGGTACACTGCCTCTATCTCGGTGTCTCGCTTGGCTCTCATGTACTTTCCAAGGTATCGCTCGTTCCATTCCAGGCGGTCTCCGTAAACGATGAAGTAGCAATGCTTCTTCGGGTATTCTCCATGAAGTACCATGTCGAGCAGGGCGTTGCATATGCTGTCCTTGGTGCAAACGTCGATAGCCTTTCTGTGACTTCGGTCTTCCACGGTCTGCAAGTAAAGCCATGCGAGCTTGATTGCGTTCCCGACCTTGTAGTCCTTTGGCAGAATTAGCTCTCCTGTCTCTTGCCAGCAGTTCACCTTGTCGAGTATCTGCTGCGTTGTCTCTTCCTGCATTCTCTTGAGTGCGGTCTGGTTCTGTGAGGTCAGCTGCGTCTGAGGCTGCTGCGTTCCTCCTTGCTGTGATGTTTGTGTCATAATCACTTTGCGTTTAAAATTATTGAATTATTGTTAGCTCCTTGTCTCTCGAAACGATGAGGAGTATCTGCTGGCTGCGTGTCGGCAGGATGTCCGTGATGCTCTCTGCGTTGTCGATGAACATCGGTGCGTAGGTGTCGTTGTAGAGGCACATGGCGTTGATGATGTCGATGCCTGCGTTTATCTTCTCGCTTGCCGATAGGTCTCGGTATGGGGTTCCGTGCATGGTACACTCGCAGGTTGGCTTGATTCCGCTGGTGGTGGTGAAGGTCTCGAACATCTTGAACTGCACGTTTGTGAAGAGCTGGTTGACCTTCGTCTCCAAGTCGTTAATCTTGGCGAGCGTGAACTGCTCTGCCGTGAAGTCCTTCTTCTCCAGGTCTGTCAGTTGCTGGTTCAGCGTCTTCTGCTTCTCCGTGAGGTCAGCGATGCGCTTCTGCTTGTTGGCTATCTGCTGCTCCTTGGCGAGTTCGTCTCTGAGGTTGTCTCGCAGCTGGTTCTGCTCTGCCTTGCGCTGGCGAAGGGTTGCCTCCTGCTTCTCCTGGGTGTCGGTGGTGTTGGTTTCCTGTCTTGCATCAAGTGCCGATGTTCTTGTCTGAACCTCTGACTGCAGTTGGTTGTATTCCTCACTCTCGGTTGGGTAGGAGAGCTGCACCTTTTCCTCGTTCGCCTGTTGGAGTTCCTGCTGCTCTTCCTTCAGTTGTTCCTCCAGCTTGGTCAGCTTCTCCTTGTCAGCCTTGATGGTTGCCTCTGCGTCAGCCTTGCGCTTCTTGATTCTCGATGCCTCCTGCTCGAGCAAGTCGAATTGCTCGCTCTTGTGCTGTTTGAAGTTGCCGTTCAACTCCTCACGCATCTTGTCGATATCCTCCTGTGGGAGTCTCTGCTTGCAGGTCGGGCAATACTCCAGATTGTTGTCGAAAGAGAAGGTAGTTTGGTCGAGCTCTGCCCATCGTCTTTGGAAGTCCTTTGTGTCGATGGCTATATTGTTGAGTTGAGCCTGGCTGTCCTCGATGTTGGACTTGGCGTTCTTGATGGCTCTCTGTGTGGAATCGACAGCGTACTGGGCATCGGTGACTCTCTTCTTGTGCTCTCGCTCCAGCGTGGTGTTCTTGTCTTGGTAACTCTGGGCGATGGCTTGCATTCTCTGTTTCAGCTTGTTAATCTCCGTGCGCTCCTTGGTGCGCTCGTTGAACTCATCGTCCACGGTCTTGCTGAGGTCAGCCAGCTCCTTGTCTATGTTCTCGATGCCTATCTCGATTTGCTTGATTCGCTCTCGTGTCAAGTCGAAGTTTGGCTTGCTGGCTTCAAGTGCCTTCAGCTCTTCCGTGTTCTCGTTGATGCGGCTCGGAATGTCCGCTATCTCTTGCTTGAGCTGGGATATCTTGTATCGGAGTTGCTCTCTGAACTTGGCGATGTCCTCGCCTCCCATCTCATGGAGGAGTTCTGTGAAGTCCTTGTTGTCTCCTGCGATGTCCTCGTCCGTGGTGATGCCGACCATCTTGGTGAGGAGCTTGTGCTGGTTGTCAGCTGGCAATGTCGGGAAGTAGGATGGAATCGTCAGCACCTTGAATAAGTCCTCCTTAATCAAGCTGTCCACGAAGTTCTTGTAATCCTTCTGCGTCTGCTTGTTGCCGTCGATGAAGTATTTGTTCGTGTGTCCTGTCAGTTCTTTCTCTTCCTTGCCCTTTGGCTTCTGCCAGGTCTCGGTTCTGACCTTCTCGATGGTGTGGCTGGTTCCGTCTGCCTTCAGTTCGAGCGTCACGCTGTTCTCCAGGTTGTGGATGATGTTTCCGTTCTCGTCCTTTGGGTCGATGCCGAATACCGATGCTCCATCGCTGTTCTTGTCGAAGAGTACCCACTGCACCGCATCCACGATTGTGGTCTTGCCTGCGTGGTTCGCTCCCATGATCTGGGTGAGCGTGTTGTTGAACTCTATCTTTCTCTCACCGAGAACTCCCTTGAAGTTCTTCATGGTGATGGTGTTGAATATGATTCTCATGCTGCTATAGTATGTCTGAAAGTTTGATTAATGCCTCCTTTGCCTCCTTTGGGAGGTCTTTGTCTTCGCTCACTCCCTTTATGAACTCCAGCTTTGCTGCAGCTGCGAGTATCATGTTCTCGATGGCTTTGTCCTGCTGTGCGAGCTTCACGATGGAGTCGAGGATGAGTTTCGGATTGTTTGCCTTGACCGATGCAGCGAGGAGTGTTGTTTCCTTGTTTCGCTCTGCTGCGATGAAGATGCGTGCTCGTCTCGGTGAGTCTTGCCCCCCCCCACAAAGTCCTCGTCGTTGTATGACTTGGCTGTGGTGAACTGGTTCTGCATCCACTCGGAGCCTTCCTTCTCCACGCTCTGCTGAGCCTCCTGCTCGTTGATGTCCATTCCTTGGTTCTTGAATGTCTTTTTGAAAAATCCCATAATTCCTAAAATTTGAATGTTAAACTTATGTTAGATGGCTACTTGCCAAAATTTCACTATCTCCAGCCCTGTGTAAAAAGGTCGGTTGGTGCTCTTCCTTCGCTGGGCTTTTATGTGCCCTGCCTTGGTGTGTCGGAGGAGCGTGCTGCGGTTGATTCCGAGAATCTCGCAGGTCTTTGCGATGGTGTACCTCCCTGCTGGGTTAACGTTCGGTTTGGTCTCCGTCATTGCCTTCCTCCTTTCTGCTCTCTGCGTCCAGGGCTTGCATCATTCCCTTGCTGATTGCTATCATTGCCGCAAAGCAAAAGGCTACGAACCACTCGCCTCCTGTCTCTTATACACATCTGACGCTGCCGACGATACTCCTTGTGTAGA